TCAATAATCACTGAATGATATTCAGCGTCTAGGTACTTACGATTAATTGACAAACTCGAATAGTTATCAATTTTACCCCACCCACCTAAATGGAGAAGAAGGTACTTACTATCGAGGTCTGTAGTCCTGATTGATATAAACGTAGAATATGGTAAAACATTCAATATGCAATTTAATCCGCAGAAACTGGAGCATTTATCCGATACGGATCTTAAAATTATCCTTAAAAAGCTTGAATTAGAGTATCAACAAAAGACTCAAAACGATTTTTTATTATTTGTAAAATCCGTATGGACGGATTTTATTCAGGGAAAGCACCACGTTAAGTACGCCGAGAAGCTTGAAAAAGTTGCCAATGGTACCTTAAAGCGCCTCATTGTGAATATGCCCCCCAGGCATACCAAGTCAGAGTTCGCGTCCTATCTCTTTCCTGCCTGGTTCATAGGAAAAAATCCTAAAGCCAAGCTGATGCAGACCACGCATAACGCGGAGCTCGCTTTTCGTTTCGGTCGTAAGATGAAAAATTTAATTGATTCCCCTGAATACAGGAAAAATTTTCCTGACGTGAAACTGGCTTTTGATTCAAAGGCCGCGGGCCGTTGGGAGACCAACCAGGGCGGGGAGTATTTCGCGGCCGGCGTGGGGGGAGCCATCACGGGCCGTGGCGCGGATTTATTGATCATTGATGATCCGCACTCCGAGCAGGACGCGCTCTCCGAGACCGCTTTGGACAACGCGTATGAATAGTACACCTCGGGACCGAGGCAGAGGCTTCAGCCCGGAGGTTCCATCGTCATCGTGATGACCAGGTGGTCGACCAAGGATCTGACGGAGCGTCTGCTCCGCAACCAGTCCGAGCCGAGGGCGGACCAGTGGGATCTCATAGAGTTTCCAGCCATCCTGCCGAGCGGGAAGCCGCTGTGGCCGGGGTACTGGCAGAAACAGGTGCTGATGCAGACCAAGGCGTCATTGTCCGAGGCCAAGTGGCAGTCGCAGTACCAGCAGAATCCAACGTCCGAGGAGGGAGCCCTCATCAAGCGCGAATGGTGGCAGCGATGGGAGAAGGAGGACATTCCCGATCTCATTCACATCATCCAGAGCTATGACACAGCTTACAGCAAGAAGGAGTCCGCGGACTACAGCGCGATAACGACGTGGGGCGTCTTCAAGCCCGTGGAGCACGAACCGCCGGCCATGATTCTCCTGGACGCGCAGAAGGGGCGGTGGGATTTTCCCGAATTGAAAAAAGTCGCCTACAAGCAGTACAAGTATTGGGAGCCGGAGACCACGATCATCGAGGCGAAGGCGAGCGGGATGCCCCTCACGCACGAGCTGCGCCAGATCGGCATACCCGTGATTAACTTTACACCAAGTAAAGGAAATGATAAGCATACAAGGGTTAACGCGTGTTCAACATTATTTGAATCAGGAAAAATATGGGCACCGAAGGAGAGATGGGCGGAAGAAGTTATTGAAGAATGTGCAGCTTTCCCTTATGGTGACCACGATGATTACGTGGATACCGTGACACAGGCGCTGATGCGTTTCAGACAGGGGGGACTGTTGGCGCTGCCCGATGACTACGAGGATGAACCCGTTGATCACGGGAGGAGAGAATATTACTGATGGCAAGAGAATTACCGATTAGACCCGAAGTGGAAGAGGACTTGGTCGTTGAGGAATCAGCGCAAGTTCAGATAAAAGCGCCGGGAGACCTGGTTCAGGAGGACGTGGAAATGATGGAGGATGGCTCAGCCATCGTCAATCCGGATCCTATATCCGCGGCCCAGGGTGACTTCGGCGTCAACCTGGCGGAAATCGTTCCCGAAGGGGAGCTCACGACACTGGCCAATGACTTATCCGGAAACTATGAGGAGGACAAGTCAAGCAGGGGAGATTGGGAAAAGGCCTACGTGGATGGATTGGATCTTCTGGGATTCAAGTACACCGACCGGACACAGCCCTTCACGGGCGCGAGTTCCGTCACCCATCCGCTCTTAGCGGAGACCGTTACCCAATTTCAAGCACAAGCGTATAAGGAATTACTCCCTGCCGACGGGCCGGTGAGAACACAGATTGTTGGCGAGATCACTCCTGAAGTCCAGGATCAGGCCAACAGAGTAAAAGACTTCATGAACTATCAGATCATGGATGTCATGGAAGAGTATGATCCTAATATGGATCAATTGCTCTTCTTCCTCCCGCTCGCTGGCAGTGCGTTTAAGAAGGTCTATTATTCAGATCTCAAACAACGCGCTGTCGCCGAGTTCATACCAGCGGAAGACATTGTTCTTCCCTATTTAACAACCGAGATTCAATCGTGCGAACGCATTTGTCACGTCGTGACGATGATGGATAATGAACTGCGCAAGAAGCAGGCTTCCGGATTCTTCCGTGACATTGACATTCAGCCGGCGCTGCCGACTGACAGCGACATTCAAAATAAATATAATGATTTAGAGGGAACGAATGAGGAAACGTTGATGGACACCTACAATCTTCTGGAGTTTCACGTGGACTTGGACCTGGCGGGATTTGAAGATCCAACCGGCGTCAAGGTTCCCTACATTGTCACCATTGACAAGGACTCGCAAAAGGTGTTGGCCATTTATAGAAACTGGAAACCCGATGACCCCCTTAAAAAGAAAAATCAATATTTTGTCCATTACAAGTTTTTACCTGGCCTTGGCTTTTACGGCTTTGGCCTTATCCACATGCTCGGAGGTCTCTCAAGAACTGCGACAGCAGCCCTTAGACAGCTTATCGATGCAGGTACGCTGTCCAATCTCCCTGCTGGATTTAAGGCTCGGGGACTGCGAATTAGGGACGATGACAATCCACTCCAACCAGGAGAGTTCCGGGATGTAGACGCGCCAAGCGGCAATCTCCGGGAAGGATTAGTTCCTCTGCCCTACAAGGGACCCGATGCGGTCTTGTTCCAGCTTCTAGGATTTGTCGTCCAGGCGGGACAAAAGTTCGCGGCCATCGCTGATCAGAAGATAGGCGAGGGCTCACAGGCCAATCCTGTGGGAACGACGATGGCGCTGATTGAGCGCGGAACGAAAGTGATGAACGCGATTCACAAGCGTTTGCATTATTCACAAAAAATAGAATTCAAATTACTGGCTAAGGTATTTCAATTGTACCTGCCTCCGGAATATCCATTTATGGTCAAGGGGGGAAACAGGCAGATTAAAGTAGCTGATTTCGATGACAGGGTGGACATCATTCCTGTCTCTGATCCGAATATTTTCTCAATGGCGCAGCGTGTCACGCTGGCCCAAACCCAGATGCAGATGGCGCAGGCAGCTCCTGAGCTGCATAATATGTATGAAGCCTACAGGCGCATGTATATGGCGCTCGGGGTGAGGGACATTGACATTATTTTACCACAGCCACCGCAACCGGCACCGATTGATCCGGCGAAAGAAAATGCAACGGCTTTGCAGGGCCAAAAGCTTGAAGCGTTTGCACAACAAGAGCACGAAGCCCATATGGACACTCACAGGGCTTTTATGAGCTCCTTTCTTGTTCGTCAGAATCCACAAGTGATGGGACTTTTACAGGCTCATATTTCCGATCATATTTCCTTCTTGGCCAGTGAACAGGTTCAAGAAAAAATGCAGGAGAAGATTCAACAGGTGCAACAGATGATGATGCAGGCGCAACAGAATCCACAAATGGCGCAACAAGCCCAACAGGCTCAGCAAGTCCTCGATGTGGAGATGGCCAAGATGATTGCCATCATTGAAGCGGAGATCACGAACAAAATGCTGAAAGAAGAGGAAGAAATGCTCGAGCAGCGATCGCAGGATCCTCTGGTTGACTTGAAGCAACAGGAAATTGACCTGAGAGAAAAGGACATCCAGCGCAAAGCGATGGAGGAACAGCAAAAACTAGACTTCCAGGATAAGAAACTGGGACAGAACACGGACATGCAAAAAGAAAAGATACAAAGCCAGGAAGACATTGCGCAATTGAGAGCAAATGTTAATCTGGAGAAGATGGATAAAACCATAAAAGATAAAAAAACGGACTTGAAAGAGACGGAAATTCGTCGAGGGAGACAGTAATGACTAAATTAAGTATGCAGCAAATTAAAAACTTACAGAAGATGATAAAGTCACAAAAATTGAAGAAAAGACGCGATGCGGAGCTCATTGATCCATCAGGATTGAACAAGTTGATAATGGGGCGCCTGGCGAAAAGCAAGAAACTGAAACGGCCTAATGTTAACCCTTTGCAAATGGCAGCTAAAGGAGGTAGTATGAGCACGAAAGCTGCTTTTCGTGAAGTTAATCGTAACGAACCGAAGGCTGTGGCGAAAACAAGGAAAAAACATGGCAGAAAAAGAGCCCAAAAACAAAAAATTGCAATCGCTCTTAGTAAAGCTGGCAGGAGTAGACGTCGTGGTTGAGGAACATCAAAAAGAAATAGATCTTATCTTGCACAAGTGCTATGACCTGGTACATCATTGTCTCAATGAAAAAGTTTCAAAAGATCCAATGATGATCGGCGCAGCATTCATGACCGCAGCTCGACAAATGTATCTCGATACCGTCGGGCCGGAGCAAACTCAACAGTTGTTCCAAGTATTCACTGACCAGGTGACTGGTCATAACAATTATACGATACACTAGGAGAGTAAAAAATGGGAACAGGTTATTTTGAAAAAGACTCAATGTTGAGTCCTTCTGAATTGGAGGAAAAAGGAATTAAAGCGAAAAAAAACCATGTATATTTTGAAGATAACAACGGAAAAATAAGAACTTTTAAATATTCATCTAAACAAGATTGGTCGGACAAGCGAGACGAATATACGAGCATAAAAAGCGTTTCTCCAAGTGTTTTGGAAAAAATTGCAAACAGCACTGGGTTAGGTATTAATATAATAAAAAATCATATAGGTTCTATGATAAGACATTTTAAACAAGGAACCAAAGGCATTGAAAGAAAAAACAGAGGCGGCGCAATTAAAAAAGCAAAAGGTGGAATCGTTCAAGTCCAAAAATTTTCAAGGGGTGGAACGGTTGAAAGACCAAGAGGCGTGGGTATCGCTAAAAGAGGCTTCGGCCGGGTGATACGATGAAGAAGATTAAACGACTAACACTGACAATCCCTCCGAAACGAGGTCCGATGCCCCAGGGCGTCAAGATAAACTATGCGAAACAAGGACCAAAAATTATTAAAGGAGGTTACAATGGGTAAAAACAATGTTACGAGTCTGACAGGTGTGAAACCAAGTAACGATTGGAAGCGGGGAAGCGGTAAGGCGGAACCGGGGAAGATCTTGAAAGGAAATTCATACGCCCGAAAAGGAACACTCTCCACCACTAAGGCGGAGAAAATAACTGTTCCTCAGTTTCCCCTAAAAACCAAACTCACTAAAGGACAGATGGGCGCGGCGATTAAGGGCGGCAAGTATGAATGGACATAGGAGGCTAGTATGAAACTTTTAAAAGATATTTGGGCTTGGCTCAAGGAGTGGAATGACTGGGGAATGAAGGACTGGATTAAAGCTGGTATCATTGTCGTAGTTGTTCTCTTCGTTCTTTGGAAGATGTCAGGCGCGGGCGCTTAGATAAATGCTGAATCTTCTATCAGGATTATTAGGAGGTAAGAACGGCGCGCTGAAACAAATTTCCAGCGTGATCGACGACTTACATACCTCAGAAGAGGAAAAACTTGATAAGAAGATTTTAATGCAACGCATTCAGCAGAAGCTTGCGGAGAAACAGATTGACGTAAACATAAAAGAAGGCGCCCATAAATCGATTTTCGTGGCGGGCTGGCGCCCCATGATCGGCTGGACGGGGGCTTTTGCTCTAATTTTTGAGTTCATCGTCTCCCCAGGAATAGAATGGTACGCAAAGTTTTCAGGGTTGGAATTAACCGCTCCTGAGATTCAAACTGGCCCCTTGCTGGCCATCGTCACCTCAATGCTCGGAGTCGCCGGGCTCAGAAGTTTCGAGAAGAGCAAAGGACTAACCAAATAGGAGGTTATTATGGTTGGAAAAGTAACTACTAGAGGACAAGGTGTTGTTATGCCTGGTCGTAAAACCGTTACTACCACTTATGCTAAAGGTGGAAAAGTAGGAAAGAAAAAACAAGGCTACAAAGCTCGAAAAGATGAATCGATTGCTATGCGTGTCAGAAAAAAACGTACTAAAAAACAACTGAAAGCAAGCAGAGACGAGTCTTACGGCAAATGGGGCCGTGGCAAAGGCAAAGGAAAGATTAACAAGTAATGAAAATCGTGGTCAATAATGGCTAGCACAATTTCAAATGTTACCTTAAACGTACAAGTGACGGAAGCGGTGGTACTCAACAATGAGGATCACGGCTCGACAAACTCTGTCGCCATCACGGGCGTTAATGAAGTGTCGAAGCGTATTATGAGTTTAACAGCGAACACTGATATTACGTTGGCCACATTTTCAACTGTTCCTGCCGCAGGGCAATTTGTCAGCGCGAATGTCAAGTATGTCCGCATTACGAATTTAGATGACGCGAACTCCTGTAATATTAATTTGGGAGGCGCGGCCGAGAATGTATGGATATACCTGGACTGGGGAAGATCTTTGATTCTTTCACAGCCGGCAAGCGCGATTGATGCTGTGGCGAGCGGAACCGTGGCGGCGGCTTCATTGGCTGACGTGACGACAATTACCGGTAATACCGCAAATGCTTCAAATATAATTGATGTGGAGGTTTTTGTTGCTTCTAGTTAATGGCCTATCCTAAAAAGCACAGGGGACGGCGCAAGATTGGGTCAAAAAAACGCCGAAACAAGAGACGCATTCGCTTAGGAATGCGCATTAGAAAGAGGAAAAAATAAAATGGATGGAATACATCTGGCAGAATTAATTTATAGAGCCATTAGAACTAAAAAAGAACATATCACTGAAATCACGATGCAAGGGGTTGAAGACTTTCCAAAATATAAATATATGATGGGACAACTTCATTCTCTAGAAGGTTTAGAACAAGATTTAAGGGATATTATGAAAAGGGAGGACGAAGATGAGTAAATTAATTGTGCCAGAACACGTTGCTATTGCACGTGAAAAGAAAAAACAGGAAGAGGAGATGGTAAAGGTTCCTAATCCCACAGGTTGGAGAATTGTCATTTTACCTCATAAAGGTGTTGAAAAAACCAAGGGAGGTGTGATACTGTCTGATCAGCTTATTCAAGAACAGCAATGGACCACAAATGTTGGATTAGTTCTAAAGTTAGGTCCACTGGCGTACAGGGATAAGAAAAAATTCCCAACAGGCCCTTGGTGCAAGGAGCAGGATTGGGTGATCTTCGCCAGGTATGCTGGTTCAAGATTAAAAATTGACGGCGGGGAACTTCGGATCCTTAATGATGATGAAATACTCGGCGTTGTGAACAGTCCAGAAGATGTGTTGAACGCGTCTCTGCACTCATAATCATAGAGGAGTATAACTATGCCAGAACCGCAACAAAAACTTGGTAATATTGACAAGCCTATTGTTGACATTGACACATCCGGCCCAGGCGTGGATGTTCAAATAGAGGAAAAAAAGGACGAAACAAACGTGGAAGTTCAAGAAAATACAGCAGAAAAAATTGTTGAAGCTCCACCGAAAAAAGATGAATTAGATGCTGTCAGTGACAGCGTTCAAAAAAGAATTGATCGCCTGACCTGGAAAGTGCGTGAGGCGGAGAGACGCGAAAAAGCGGCTACCGATTACGCTAGATCAGTTCAATCACAACTTAAAGACAGTAAAAGTAAAATTACCCAACTCGATGAGGGATATGTTAATGAATTTAAAACCCGCGTTGACTCTCAAATTGCAACAGCTAAAAATCATTTAAAATTAGCCATTGGTGCGGGAGACGCGGAAAAACAAACCGAAGCCCAGGCTATTTTAGCCCAGTTGGCTGCGGATCAAAATCGTTTAAAAGTTTTAGAAGCTCAGAAACCTAAGAAACCTGCAGAAGGAACACCGGTAGCGCAACCTGCCGCAGCTCCGCCTCTAGCACGGGCTCCAGCTCCGCCCGATCCAAAGGCGCAAGCGTGGGCGCAGAACAATGCGTGGTTCGGGAAAGATGATGCTATGACCTATACGGCTTATGCATTACATAAGAAGCTGACAGAGCAAGAAGGATTTGACCCGAGCAGCGATGAGTACTATAGTGAAATTGATAATCGAATAAAAAAAGAGTTTCCCCATAAATTTGGGGATAATACACTCAGCGGCGACAAACCCGTCCAGGCTGTCGCTTCTGCATCCCGAACATCAAGCAAATCTGGACGCAAAACCGTAAAGTTATCACCGAGCCAGGTCGCGATTGCGAAGAAACTCGGAGTGTCTTTACAAGAGTATGCCAAATACGTGAAGGAGTAGGCTATGACAAAAATTAAAAAAAAATCTCCTGCTAAAACAACTTTAGCAGACATAGAGATCGAAGAAGATATTGTTGTTGACAAGGCTCCCCGCAATGCCAATCTACGTGAAAAGGAAACTAGAACCGTGGACTGGAGACCACCGAATAATTTGGAGGCACCTCCTGCGCCTGACGGATATAAACACCGTTGGTTAAGGGCTAGTGCCAGGGGATATGAAGATAACCAAAATATTATCGGTCGTTTACGACAGGGCTACGTGCTCGTTCGTGCCGACGAATATCCTGACTGGGACCTCCCAACTCAAGAAGATGGGAAACATGCAGGTGTTATTGGAATTGGTGGGTTATTGCTTGCTCGTGTTCCTTTGGAAGTTGTGACAGCGCGTAATAAATATTACACGCGGCAAACAACAGACCAAATGGACGCTGTGGATAGGGATCTATTCAAAGAAGAGCATAAAAGCATGCCGATCCATAAGGAGAGGCAAAGTCGTGTAACTTTTGGGGGAACTAGAGGAAAGAATGAGTCTAGAACCTAGGGAACTCAAAATTGTATAGGAGTAAATTATGGCTAATTTAGATGCCGTATTCGGGCTTCGTCCAGCGAAAACGCTTGGCTCAGCTTACAATACGTCAGGATTTAGCACCTATAAAATGCCGACCGGCGAAGCAAATAACATCTTTACAGGCAGTCTTGTGGTTTTGCAAGCGAACGGAATGATTACAATAGCAACGGATAATACCACTGCTAACATTCTCGGTGTTTGTGGAGGATTTTATTATGACAACGCTCAGGGTGAACCAACTTTTGGTTCATACTGGCCTACCGGTACTGCAACGTACAACTCAACTGATGTGCAAGTGAAAGTCTATGACGATCCTAACACATTGTTTGAAGTACAATCAGTAGCTGGGACAACCGGTCAAGCCGTTATAGGGGCAAACGCCAATACTTCGGGAAATGCAAACGGAAGTACGACTTCAGGACTAAGTTCATGCTATATTGATGCGCCAAACGCTGCAGCAACGGCTGAACAGTTGAGAATTGTGGATGTAACCGCTGATGTCGACAATAATGATTTATCGTCTAACAACGTAAATCTTGTTGTAAGAATCAACGAGCATGCGTACACAACCTTAACAGGAATATAGGAGTATAAGATATGGCTATATCAAGATCGCAGCTCGTCAAAGAGCTGGAGCCAGGTTTGAATGCCCTATTTGGCCTGGAGTACGAACGCTATGACCGTGAGCATGAAGAGATCTACTCAATTGAATCATCTGACCGTGCATTCGAAGAAGAAGTAATGCTCGTTGGCTTTGGTAGTGCTGGTGTGAAACCGGAAGGCAGCTCGATCGCTTATGATCAAGCGCAAGAGGCTTTCACCGCACGCTACGTCAACGAAACTATTGCTTTGGCATTCGCAATCACTGAAGAGGCAATTGAGGACAATTTGTATGATAGGCTTTCAGCCCGTTATACAAGAGCTCTTGCTCGATCAATGGCGAATACAAAACAAGTTAAAGGAGCAGCAACTTTAAACAACGCATTTAGCGGCAGTTATCTTGGTGGTGACGGTTCTATGCTTTGTACTACTAACCATGCGACAACGCAGGGTGGTACATGGGCAAACAGACCAACTACTGATGCTGACTTAAATGAATCATCTTTAGAAACGGGACTCATTGATGTCGCCGGGTTTATTGATGAAAGAGGTTTAAAAGTAGCCGCAAGAGGAAGAAAATTAGTAATTCCTGTCAATACGCAATTCATTGCGGACAGAGTTCTAAATTCCCCTCTGCGTAGCAGTACTGCCGATAACGATATCAATGCTATGAAAAACATGGGCATGATTCCGGAAGGATATGTGGTGAATCACTACATAACTGACACGGATGCGTGGTATCTGTTAACGGACGTTCCTAATGGGCTTAAAATGTTTAACAGAGCACCTATCGCAACCTCTATGGAAGGAGACTTCGATACAGGAAACGTTAGGTACAAAGCGAGAGAAAGATACAGTTTCGGCTGGTCTGACGCTCGAGGCATTTACGGCACTGATGGTGCTTAAGCTTTCGCTTAATTAACAGCTTAAAGGGCGCTTTACAGAGCGCCCTTTTTGATTTATAAATTTATTAACCTAGTAATTAATTTAGTT